AAAGCTAGACAAGTACAAAGTAAATGTGTACGGTGTATCATTACAGGAGGGTTTCTAATGCAACCACAAAACATGAACGCTCACCAACGTGTGAAGTATGAACCAACAAGAATCAAACGAGGTAGACAGTGCCGACTATTTGGTGTGGACTTCCACAGTGTAGCAGAAGCTGCTCGATACTGGAAGATATCATACTCATGGGCTAAAGAACAGATTGATGAACGTCAAAACATGAACAGCTTACCCAAGAGATACATACACAAGGGTAAGTACAGAGGAAGATGGAGGACTAAGCATGGAATGGCTAATACTAATTCTGCTAACGCAGGGTAATCCTATTGTTCTAGATCACAAACCATTTGACACGGAGGATAATTGTGTGGCATGGGTAAGTGACTTGAGTAACGTACAAGAATTAGCAATGGAGGTAATTGCTGAAGTTGGTTTCAACAACCCAGTGACAGGAGTATACTGTATCACTAATCAAGAGAGGAAGACTTATGAAACTATACAAAAACTCTGAAGGTGTATGGGCAGGTACACAAGCTGATGCACGTAAGATATGCGGCAAGACTTATAGCACTGTCGATGTACCAACCGACAAGCCTAACCTATTGAAGTTCCTTAATCTCAATCAGGTTGGCTCCTATACTAGTAACGGTAAGCAAGATACTATTACAGGAGATATTGATACCTCAAACAAGAGTGCAATGTCTTGGATACGATGGAGCCATGACCATATGTGCAGAGGACAGTATGAAGAAGCAAAAGAAATGTTAAGAAAAGGATTGGAGTTAGCTTTAAATGATAGAACTACTACTAGCGATGGTTGAGGAACAGAATCCTATCCACAAGTACTGCATGTCCAAGCATGATCATTGGACTGGCAGAGCAGCGTGTGTCCAAGAGTTACGACATGCCCAACGCAAGCTTGAGATAGAAGAACTACGACAGTTCCTAAAAGAAAACCCACATTACAAGTACCCAGGCATGGCTTTACCTAACGGAAAGATAAAACCTCTTGACGTTTGCTGGGGTTCTGATAAAACTTATTACATTGGAAAAGACAAACAAATGAAAGGAAGATGCTAATGAAATATGAAGTATGGTTTGGACAGAATGGTGTATGGTTTGGTTACCACACATTCAAATATAAACTGGATGCTGAACGTTATGAAGAACGTTACAAGAAAGTATTCAAAGACTTAACTGTTGAGATACGGAGGAAAGAATATGCTTACAGCTAAAGTATTACCTATACATCAACTGATTAAACAAACACAGCGTAGGAAAGATGACTACGAATGGGAAGGTGACTTTGAGAAGGCACTGCTTGAAGGTGAATACTTAAAGTTATTAAAAGATGATGAAGCGAAAGGTATAACATGGTATCCCAACTTTTGATGCACTCACTGCCACTTGCAGTGTCAATAATTTATGGTGGAGGTTTTATTTATCTATGGTACAAACATGCTAGTAGGAAGTGATGATGATACAGAGATTACGAATGCGCCTTTCGATGATGTTACACATTGGGTGGGTAACCTACCTAGTAAGGATACTCATAGCACTGAGCGTCCTGTTAAACGTTATTCTTGGTGGCAGACTAAACCAAACATTCTCAGCAAGAAACTGGGAGTGGAAACGTAACGGAAAGATTAATATGGTGCGACCATTAGACACATTGTTAGGAGATGGACATTGTAGTAGAGCATGGTCATACTGGAAAGTAAGGAGGAAATGGTAATATGAATATACCGAAGCCGAATACCACATTAGAAGGCGTGGTCTACTTCTACTTAACCTCAGATGTTTTTCGTAGGTTATCTGGTTCTTCACAGAAGGACTATGAAACACACTTACAAGCTGCTCTGGACACTGAGGTTGAAGGTAAACAGCTTCGGTTGTATCGCTGTAAGAACTTGAAAGTTCGACACATGACTCAGGCGTATGAGCAATGGTTGAATGTTGGTATTCGATCTGCCAACTACAGACGTAGTGTCCTTTCTACTGCGTGGAAACATGCCATGCGTTATGATGTTATGATTCACAACCCGATCTCTTTGGTACAAACCGTGTCTGAGAAACCAAGGAGAGTTCACTGGACTCGTGAACAAGTGTCAATCTTTCTTGACACCGCTTACAGCGACTTTCGATGGCGCAGCATTGGACTGATAGTTCATATGGCATACGATTGGGGTCAACGTGTAGGAGACATTAGGCTGCTTACATGGAATAGTTTAGACTTAAACCAATGTCGTATTGATATGACTCAAAGCAAACGAAATGCAGAGGTTCACCTCCCAATCTCTCAAGGTTTGTGTTCAATGCTGCGTCAGCAGAAGGAAGACTTTGGGTTTCAAGATTATGTAGCACCAAGAATAAAACCAAGAGCAGGAGCATATACACCTTATGACAAAGAAGAAATATCGTTACACATCAATAAGATACTGGAAGAAGCTAATCTACCTAAAGAACTTACGGCTATGGATTTACGTAGGACAGCGGTCACAGAAATGATGGAAGGTGGTGTTGACTTAGCAGGTATCATGCAAGTTACAGGTCACCAGAACACAGCATCAGTCAAGCCTTATATGGTTAACACATTCAGTGGTGCAAGCAAGGCACTATCAGCGAGAGGTAAACAAGATGAAGATGCGTGATTTCATAAATGGTTTAAACCTCAAGGATGGTGAGAGACACAGAGGTGATTGTCCTGACTGTCGAGGTAAGAATACATTTACAGTAGCCAATATATTTGGAGAGATAAAGTACAACTGTTTTAAACTAGGCTGCAGAGTTGGTGGTATCTATGACACAGACATGACAGCAGCAGAAATATTCCTACGCATGAGTGAGCAACAGTTTCAACGTGCGTATACAAACATAAAGAAAGAGAAGGAGAGTATGGAGATACCTGAGTATGTTGTTACACCAAAGGCACAACACACTTTACATCAACGCTTTATAAGGCGATGGGGTATAGCGTTGGGTGATACTATGTATGACGTAAAGGATGAACGTGTTGTCTTTCCTATCAAATATAATGGTAGGATAGTTGATGCCATAGGTAGAGCAGTGGGTAAGAAGCAGACACCAAAGTGGTATCGCTACACAGGTGAGGCTGACTACTACACTGTAGGTAATGGTAAGACATTGCTGATAGTTGAAGATGTATTATCAGCTATCATAGCTATGCAGGAGTTACCTTACATCACGGCTATGGCTATCCTGGGTACAAGCTTGAGTCCTAAACATATGGAGAAGATAAGTGAGTACAGCAGAGTTATCATAGCACTTGACCCTGATGCCATAGGTAAGACAGTAGAGTATCGCAGAGAGATAGAGTTGTGGACAGGTAACAAGACCACCGCTATGAATTTACTGGATGATATAAAGTATAAGATGCCAGAAGATATTGACAAACTAAAGGAGTTATGCAATGAAGTTAGCAGTAACCATTGACGTAGACGGAGATATAATGTATGTACCTGAAGGTAGTGTGTTTCCAAACTTCCCAAAGCCTAAGTTGTTTGACAACATGGAGGATGCGGAAGAGGAACGTGCTAAGTGGAATACAGGTGTCATAGTAAATTATGAGACAGGTAGATGTGTTGGTAAGATAAGATCATTCACTGATGCAGAGAGAGCGAGAGCAGAGGAAAGAGCGAGGATAAACAGCAATGATGGAATTAGCACTAGTAAAGACTCTACTCAATAGAGAGTTTTATGATGAACATAAAGGTGTGCGTTGTCCTGAACGTATCTTTAGTAAAGATGTACGTAAGATAAAGCAAGCACTTGATACAGCGATGGAGGCATACGAAGGTGACCTAAGTGTGTCTGACTTACAAGCTGTATTCAATCGTGTCAACGCAAGCATGACCACCGCTACTCGAACTGCTTATGAAGATTTATTTAAGCGTATTGAGATAGCTGAACCTATCAAGAATGAAATAGCAGAGGATACATTGTCACAGTTATTCCAACAACATGTTGGTGATCGTGTGGCTAACTTGGGCTTTGACTTTGTGAATGGTACAGAGAATAGCCTTGAACCTTTACGTCAACTATTAGAGGAATACAAAGATGACTTTACTCCAAATCTTCGTGTCGAGTGGGATGATCACAGTCTTGATACTGTCCTTGATGCAACGGCACTTGAATCGAAATGGACATTTAATATACCCAGTCTGGCTCGTAGGGTGGAGGGTATCAGTGGTGGTCATCTTGTTCTGGTTGGTGCTAGGCCTAATACTGGCAAAACTTCTTTTCACGCCTCTATACTAGCAGGTGCAGATGGCTTTGCACATCAAGGTGCTAAGTGTATTGTACTGTGTAATGAAGAAGCATACACACGTGTAGCTGCACGATACATCAGTGCATCAACTCTCATGACTATCAAGGAAGTAAGAGACAACAAAGCACTTGCTGCTAGTAGATACAACTCTATCAAAGATAATATACAATTCAAAGATAGTACTGGCAAAGGTATGGATTGGGTAGAGTCTGTTGTTAAGTATGAAAGACCTGATGTTGTTATACTAGACATGGGTGACAAGTTTGCTGACATCAAATCAGAACGATCAGACATTACACTCAAGGCAGCAGCTATCCATGCACGTAACATAGCGAAGCAGTATGACTGTGCTGTGATATGGATGTCTCAACTATCAGCAGAAGCAGAAGGTAGATCAGATCTTAACCAAGCTATGATGGAAGGTAGTAAGACAGGTAAGGCTGCTGAAGCTGACCTGATGGTACTCATTGGTAAGACAGCGCAAGTAGAAGGAGAAGAGGAAGACCCAATACGGTATCTCAACATTGCAAAGAATAAACTGAATGGCTATCAAGGTAAAATAACTTGTCAGCTTGACGGTGCAAGATCGTTGTATTCAGCATGAGGCTAGTACTAGACGTAGAAAATACTATCACCAAGCGTGATGATAAGATACACGGTGATCCATTTGAGCCTAGCAATCACTTGGTTCAAGTGGGTATGCTAGATGCTGATGACCCTAAACCTACACTTACTATCAAGACACTAGATCACAATGAATCTAAAGATGATACAGGTTTCAACAGACTAGACATACAGTGGACGTTGGACAATACCAAGCTACTGATTATGCACAATGCACAACACGACTTGATGTGGCTGTGGGAGTGTGGCTTCAGGTATGACGGTGCTATCTACGACACCATGCTTGCTGAGTATATACTAGATCGTGGACAGAGAAACGGACTAAGCCTGGCTGCTTGTGCAGAACGTAGACAACTAGAGGTACAGAAAGATGACACACTCAAAAGATACTTTAAAGAAGGTAAGAACACGAATGAGATACCGTTGGCTGATCTTTGCTATTATCTTGAGCATGACTTGCTTACTACTTGCGAGTTGTTCCATTCTCAAGAAGCAGACTTCGCCAAGCCAGAAGCAGAGTCTCTCGATACAGTCAAAAGAGTTACCTTCAATACCTGCAAAACCCTTACCGAAATCTATATGGCAGGATTCAAAGTCGATCTTCAAGAGTTGGAACGAGTAACAAAGGAGTATGAAAATGAAAAAGCAGAAATCGAAACAAGACTGCAAAAGAAAGTCCGTAAGTTTATGGGAGATACACCGATCAATCTTCGCTCACCAGAACAGAAGTCGCAGGTCTTGTTCTCCAGAAAAATACATGACAAAAAGGAATGGGCTGATCTCTTCAACTTCACACACACGAAAGAAGAGTTTAAGGATGCCGTTGAAAAGAACTCGTCACTTATCTACAGGACTACGGCATACACCTGCGAAAGTTGCAAAGGAGAAGGTAAAGTATACCGACTTAAAAAAGATGGAACGAAGTTTGCAAGACCTAATAAGTGCAAAGATTGTGATGCACAAGGATACAAACTAAAGAATGGTAAACAGATTGCAGGTTTATTATTTACTGCGCCCAACAAGAACTGGGTCAGTGCTAACGGATTCAACACAGGAAAGGATGAACTAGATGTACTTTCTGCAACTGCTAAAAACAATAGAATGGACGAGGCTTTTGATTTCATTTCTGACCTTAAACGTCATAATGCTGTCTCTTCTTATCTATCTTCTTTTGTCAACGGAATACGGACGTATACTAAGGACACAGGATTCCTGCACGTTGGACTTACTCAGCATATTACAGCCACTGGACGTTTCAGTGGAAGAAATCCCAACATGCAGAACATGCCAAGAGGAGGAACATTCCCAGTAAAGAAAGTATTTGTATCAAGATTTAACAATGGATTAATAATGGAGGCCGACTTTGCACAACTCGAATTTAGGACAGCAGCGTTCTTGGCACAGGATGAAACAGCGATGGAAGAAATCTCAACTGGTTTCGATGTACATGCTTACACAGCAAAAGTTATCACTGATGCAGGACAACCAACGTCACGCCAAGAAGCTAAAGAACACACGTTTGCACCGCTCTTTGGAGCAAGCGGTTACGGACGCACGAAAGCTGAAGCAACCTACTACACTCACTTCAACGATAAATACAAAGGCATAGCCAAGTGGCATAAGAAGTTAGGTGACGAGGCACTACGCTTCATGAAGATAACAAACGTATCTGGTAGGCAGTATGCTTTTCCTGATGTGACAAGACGTAGCAGTGGTGTACCAACGCACTTCACTATGATAAAGAACTATCCAGTGCAAGGCTTTGCTACTGGTGATGTAGTGCCAGTGGTACTCAATGAAATGCATGAACGTTTACGACATATGAAGTCGTGTTTAGTTAATACTGTACATG